TTAAGCATCATCTAGAGTATGAGATGAGCGGAATGAATTCTGACAATCAGGAAGCGATGCCAGCAGATGCATTAGATGCACTTGAGTCTGCAGAGCCAGTTCAGGAAAAGCGCAAACTTAAAACAAAATATTCAGATTGGAGTAAGAGATGAGCAATTCATTCACAGACCTAGTAAAAAAGCTCAATGCTATTAGTGCTGATGAAGATCAAGTATCAGTAACAGGTGAAAAAGTATATAAGCCAGTTGAAGAAGCAGTAGTAGGCACTCGTGAGACAGCCAGTATCCTAAAAGCATTTAGTGCTATTGAAAAGGGCAAAGAAGAAGTAGTAGCTGAAGACAAGGCTAACGAAGATGTTATTGGTGATTTACAGACTCGATATCGTGATTTTATTAAAAGTGAAGTTGCGGCAGGCAATGATCTTAGCACAGTTGCTACCACAGTTGCTGAAACAAACATCAGCGCAGCAAAACTTGATCGTTTATTTGCTAGCACCTATAAGGTTATGGAACAATTAGTTGACCTAACACAAGAGGGCGGCATGCTAGCAGGTAGTGTTATTGCTGAAGGTGGCGATGAGAGTTACCTTGCGATTGCACACGAGAAGATTGCTGAAGCATTCCAAGCTCTTAAAGATGCACACATGTATGCTGTAAAGCAGGTTGAAGAAGACTAAAAATTATTATGCGTGCTCAAGAGTTTATCAGTGAAAAGAAACTAATGAGCAAGAAGGATGACCCTTGTCAGCCCGGCTATCGTATGCTGGGTATGAAAAACAAGGGCGGTCGTAAGGTTCCTAATTGTATTCCTGAAACTGATCAAGATGTGGCGGAAGGCCCAATTGGTAAAGCAGTTGGTGCTACAATAGGCGCAGTTACTGGCGCAGCAGTAGGCACAGTGGGCGCAGCAGTGACTAAAAAACCCAGCAAGATCTGGAAGGGTGCTAAAAAAGGTGCCAAGCTTGGTAAAAAAGTATTGGGGTGGGCATAATGCGATTTACTGAATTTGATTTAACTCCAGCGCAACGGGCTATTAGACAACACATTAAGCGTGGCGTTCCTTTTAGTGAATGCATGTTCCGGCCTGGTAGTGAAGCATTTACAGAGTTCTATACTTGTGTGCGTGAGATGCGTGAAAGTCTTGACCTAGATTGGCAGGATGCTGAACTACTTGATACAGATATTGGCGAATGCATTATGGTAGAGGGCGAGCGTGTTCCTCTGGATGTTCCAATTGAAGAGATACCAGATGATGCGGTATCCGACAGTGATCCTTTTAACGATGTTGCAAGAAAAGAAATGAAACAAATGATTGCAACTCGATTAAATGACTTGGCGCCTGTAGAGCGACAGGTAGTTTTATTAAGATATTGGGAAGATATGTCAGTAAAAGAAATAGGCGAATACACTGGGTTAGGAACAAGACTTGCAAAATCTAATCTAACCAAAGCTCTTCATAAAATGTATAAAAATTGGGGTAAGGGCAAACACAGCGTAAATTTAAGGCAACTTATACAAAAAGAGTCTGTTGACATTGACGAAGCAAGAAAGAAGAAAGATAACTGGTTAATTCCTTTTAAAGTAGAGCGTTCTGGTCGTAAGTATATTGCAAAATCTGGTGAATATATGGTTCACATTGTTCCTTCTGGACGCAGTGATTGGCAAGCTGTCGCAGATTGGGACCCAGTAATCAAGGGTCGTCCACAAAATCTTAAAGATGCTGAAAAAGCAGCCAAGTATATACTTGTAAAGAAGATAGCAAACAAGAACTGGAACGGACCAGTTCCATCTGCACTAGGATTTTCTGAAGAAGTTGAACTAGACGAAGCAGAGTACCAGGGCAAGCAAGTTAAACTAAACTCACCCAAGCGTGGCGGCAGTAAAAAGTTTTATGTATACACTAAGAATGACAAGGGGAATGTTATTAAAGTAGCATTTGGTGCAAAGGATGGTGGCGGCAATCTTGCAGTTAAACTAAAAGATCCTAAAGCACGTAGAGCATTTGCTGACAGACATAACTGCGAGAAAAAGACCGATAAAACCAAGCCAGGTTATTGGGCTTGCCGCTTACCACGATACGCAAAGTCGCTCGGACTGAGTGGTGGCGGTACCTGGTGGTAAAGCCCTATACTGAAACTCGTAATAATAACGTAATTATAAGACGTTTCTCCGCAGACATTAATAGTGAAGAACTAGTCTGGCACAGAGATCATTCTGATCGTTATGTTAGTATAATTGAAGGTACAGGCTGGCGCTTACAAATGGACAATCAGTTACCAATGATATTAGAGCCAGGTGATAGTTTACCTATCCCTAAAAATACCTATCACAGAATATTAGCCGGCAGTACTGACCTAGTACTAGAGATAATTGAGTATAAATAGTCTAGAGGGTAATACAATGCGAGCAGATCTTATTCGTCAGACACTATCACTACTAGAAGAAGTAGGCATGGAATATGTAGCAGGTCGTGATTTTAAAAAAGTCATGGACTTAGCTGATTATACACTAGGCTCTTTTGAGCATGACGATGGTGATAGTCGCAAACAGGACTATGAAGTATTCCAAAAGACACGCGATGGTGGTTTTGAGTATAACGATAAATTTTATCCTCAAGAATTCTATAAAAAAGTAGCAAACTTAGACATCAGCCCCTATGTAAAGCCACAAGAAGCCGTCGAAGCGTTTAAGGCCTGGGTAGCAACCCATTAAATAAATAAACAGGAGATGGCTATGTTATCAAACACCACATTTCTGAAATGGTGGATTCAACTCACTATTACTGTATTCTCTGTAGCAGTCATTACACATCTTGGCTGGTGGGAAGCACTATGGAATGCTGATCAAACTAAACTCAGCCTGGCTATTCTAGCTATGTTTGTATTTGCAACTGGTTTAACAGGTGTTATGAGCAAAAATCCAAATAGACAGGATCTTAGACCTCTAGGTAACTATGTCTGGTTTTGCAGTGAAGGTATGATTACGCTGGGTATGATTGGAACAGTCGCCGGCTTTCTTATGATGTTGGGTACAGCATTTCAAAATCTTGATGTTAGTAACATAACACAGATCCAGGGTGCTATAAAAGACATGGCTGTAGGTATGAGCACAGCTCTTAGCACCACACTAGTGGGCCTTGTTTGTAGTATTCTTACTAAGGTACAGATGGTAATCTTGGAGAACAGCTGGGACAATGGCGAACAAACCAAGATATAAAACTAGCTTTGGATTTATAGACCTACTGTTTAACCTACTGGTTGGGTTTACATTCCTGTTCATACTGGCATTTATTCTTATCAATCCAGTAGCAAAAAAATATGACTTTGATCCAAAGGCAGAATACCTAATTATAGTAAATTGGGATCCTAATAGTGCTAGTGATATAGATTCTTGGATAAAAGATAACAATAGCAATGTGGTTGGATTTAGAAATAAAGATTTTGCGCTAATGAATTTAGATAGAGACGATCTAGGGTTTTCTAATGATACGATGGTTGATCCAACTGGAAAAATATCCCAAGTAAAGATCAATCGTGAAGTGATTAGTATACGCAGTAATGATCCTAGGACGTATACAGTTACAGTACACTGGTACAGAAACCCAACTCAATCAGTCACACAAGAAGAAGTAACTGTAGAGTTGATAAAGGTAAATCCATATTTTGTTGTTAAAGAGAAAAAAATTGTTTTAACTAAAGAAGGACAAGAGGTTCATCTTTTTGAGATAAAGGTCAATACCGACAAATCTATCGAAGTAAATGAAACCGGAGATTTAATTTTTTACAATCCTAACAACCTAAGGAAGAAATTTTAATGAACAGTTATCTATTAATGGTATGGATTGGGGCAGGTATAGTTTGCTTTATACCCTTCTTTAGCAAAAGCAAAGCAGCATTGTTTCTTGCTCCACTTATCATGCTAAGTGTATACGGAAGTTTTTACTACAGTGAAAGTCAGATAGGTAGACCCTATTACGACAAACCGGTGAAATTTCTTTACCAGCATCATAAAGTTGATACTATAGATAACCAAAAATGGATTACACTACTAGCAATAGTAGATGGCGACGACAGACTTTATAGATTTCCATATGATAAGAATACAGAAGAAGAACTTAAACAGGCAAAGGAACGAGGCAAGAGCGGAACTCCGCAAGTTGGAGAGTTTAAGAACAACAAAAAGAAAAAAGGGGTTGATCGCAACATGCAGGATCTTAAAATGTATGATCTGCCACACACCAAGATAGTTCCTAAGGCTGGTTGACAAACTACAGCGTTACAAGTATAATACATTATCATAAGGAGATATCAATGAGCAACGGTGATCGTGTTTTTAATCAAGAAGAAAAAGCTAAACTAATTCAACTTATTAACGAGGGTCTGTCAGTTTTACAGGAAGTTGACGACCTCAATGGCGGCCTAGATGACACAGTAAAGGCTATTGCAGAAGAAATGCAGATTAAGCCAGCAGTACTTAAAAAAGCAATTAAAACAGCATACAAGGCTGACTTTGCACGCCATAGTGAAGACCTAGCAGAACTGGAAAACATTCTAGCAACTGTTGGCAAACTTCAGTGAATCAAAAGAATCAAAAGAAACCTTATCAACAATTAGCCTGGTTAGGAACTGCTGCAATTCTAGTAGGATCAGTTCTTGCAGCATTTAATGTTTTTCCGTTATACTTGTATGTGTTTCTGGCAGCTAATGCTATCTGGGCACTCGTAGGATGGCTGTGGCGGGAACAAAGCCTAGTAGTACTAAATGCTGGTATTACTGTGGTTTATATAGCAGGGTTGGTTTTTAAGTAATGTATGTAGATGCATATTTTGATAGGGAACATGATCGTATAAATGTAGTAGAACGTGTGGCTGGCAGGAGAGAGTATAGAGAGTTTCCTGCCAACTACGTGTTCTATTACAACGATCCGCGTGGCAAATTTCAGACTATCTATGGAAATAGAGTAAGTCGTTTCAGTACACGTAACGGCAAAGAGTTCCAGAAAGAACTTAAAATACATGGCAAGCAGGGAATCTGGGAAAGCGACATCAATCCAGTATTCCGCTGTTTGGCAGAAAACTACTTGGGCGTGGATGCTCCTAAACTACAGACCTGCTTTTTCGATATCGAGGTAGACTTTGATCCCGAACGTGGCTACAGCAGTACGGACGATCCCTTTAATGCTATAACAAGTATCAGTCTTTACTTGGACTGGATCAATAAACTAGTTACACTGGCTGTACCTCCCAAAAGTTTGAGTATGGAGAGTGCTAGAGACATTGTTAAAGGATTTGACAACACAATCCTGTTTGAGCGTGAAAGTGAGATGTTGGAGGTATTCCTGGATCTCATTGATGACGCAGACATCCTAAGCGGCTGGAACTCAGAGGGATACGATATTCCCTATACAGTTAACCGTATTACCCGTGTGCTCAGTAAAGATGATACACGCCGCTTTTGCTTGTGGGGACAGTTACCACGTGAACGCAAGTTTGAACGTTTTGGTAAGGAAGAGTTTACTTTTGACATTATAGGCAGACAGCATCTGGACTACATGCAGTTGTATCGCAAGTACACATACCACGAAATGCATAGTTATAGTTTGGATGCTATTGGCGAGTATGAACTAGGTGAGCGCAAAGTTGCCTATGAGGGTACGCTAGACCAGCTTTACAATCAGGACTTTTATACATTTATTGATTACAACAGGCAGGACACCATGCTCCTGTATAAGTTGGATACCAAGCTCAAGTTTATTGATCTAAGTAACGAGCTTGCTCATGCTAACACAGTGCTATTACCTACTACAATGGGTGCGGTTGCTGTTACTGAACAAGCAATTATTAACGAAGCCCATGAACAGGGTTTGATTGTTCCTAATAAGAAAGAGGCAAGTGAAAAACATACAGCAGCAGGTGCTTATGTAGCAAATCCGAAAGTAGGCATGCATGAGTGGATTGGCAGCATTGACTTAAACAGTCTATATCCTAGTGCAATTCGTGCTCTTAACATGGCACCGGAAACTATCGTGGGCCAACTACGTCCCATAATGACAGATAATGAACTGGGCAGACGTATAGCTGAAGATGGTGCTTCATTTGCTGGTAGTTGGGAAAACATGTTTGGTACGCTAGAGTATCAGGCAGTAATGTCTGGCGAGCGTGGAACGGAAATTACTATTGATTGGGAATCTGGCGGATCGGACACTCTTAGTGCTGCTGAAGTTTGGCGTTTAATCTTTGACAGTAATAACCCCTGGATACTTAGTGCAAATGGTACAATCTTTACATATGAGAAAAAAGGTGTTGTGC